CCCGAACTCTGCGGTGAAGACCGCAGCGATGCAGGAGATAGATGAATGGTTTCAAGCGACAGGTGAAGACATGACGGATGAGATTGTCGAGCCTAAGCTAGACCAGATCCATCATTCTACATCCGCTGGTGAAGATCAGCAGGGAGTGGGTTTTCTTGGCGTTGAAGCTGACAAAGCAGCCATGGCCGATAATGTCCCTGATAATGATGATATTCCTTTCTAGTCCCAGTCCGCGTGGTGCGGCTATGGGCCACTTCTTTTCTCTGGAACTCCACTCGGAGCCCAAACGCTTTGCTTATCCTTTTATCAAAGGAGGTCGCATATGGATTTTATCCAGCGCATTGGGCTGCAGCGGAGGTTTCAATGTTATGGACTCCCACTCTCAATGGCGCATGAACTGGCCAAAGAGGTATTGAAGTGGGAGGAAAATTCTGGACCGAAATGGACAGTAGATCGGTTAAAGTCGCTCAAACAGGACCTTATCCGTATCCGTATCGGAGAGCCACCGGTTACCTGGGTTAAAACAAACAGGAACGGTGATTGGTACGGCGTGTGGGGTTTTCTAAGGAAAATGGCCACCTCGAGTTTAACCAGCTTTGAGGCTGCACTTAATTGCTTAATGGTCTATTCTAGCTTCGTGCCTTCAAAAATAACTGAAGAGCACTTCCAAGAAGCTTGTGAAAGCATAGCATCGGATGTGACTGATTATCCTGAGGATGTTAATGCCACTCTGGCACACCACGCAGTGTCCATTTATGGTACTATGAAATGCGGGAATGCTCAACCCCTGTTATTTTACCAAGGAAAGGCTGGCACGAAGTCGCCCTACATCGGAGGCGCTTCGGTAGTACAAAGTGAGGATGTCTTAAAGGAACTCGAGTGGATTGGTTATTCACAAGAAAACCTGGCGTTCTTGAATAAGCATTTCGATGCTTACCGGCCGATCTTAGAAGGTATATCTCAACCTGTCCTAAATGAAATCTCGACGGTTGTCGGGAAGTCCTCGCCGGATGTTGTTGGCGGGAAGCTCTGTCCTCTAACCAAGGATGGTGGCTTAAAGGTCAGGTGGATTGCAAATCCCTTCCGTTTGCACCAATGGGCCTTACAACCCCTAGGTGATGCCCTGTTCCAGTTACTAAAAGGACAGGCATGGGATTGTACCTTTGATCAGGAAAAACCTTACAAAGCTGTACAAGAACACCTAAAGAAGGGCAAGACTGCGTACTGCGTAGACTTGAGCTCAGCAACAGATTATTTTCCATTGAGACTGCAGCTTGCGATCCTCAGGGAGCTTTTTCCTGCTGATCAACACCTGATTAATCTCTTTAGTGATTTGTCTAAGAAAACCACTTGGACATATGGCAAGGAAAGTGTAAGCTGGACCAATGGCCAGCCAATGGGTTTGTACCCGAGCTTTCCAAGCTTTGCTCTAGCACACGGAGTGCTTTTGAACTATGTCTCTGATAATAAACCAGGGTCATTTTATGTTTTGGGTGATGATGTAATAATCCTTCGTCATTCCACATACGAGAAGTATATCCAACTGCTGGATGTTCTTGGTTGTCCGCATAATCCGAGTAAGTCTCTGATATCAAATCAGATGGCCGAATTTGCCGGAAAGTTTATTACTCCAGCACGGATTGTGTCAGCGTTTAAATGGCGCGACATTGACTCCAACAATTTTATGGACTTGATGAGGACATTTGG